ATCTTCACACAATTAGCCGACAAGTACCCATTTATTACCTTGTGTGTCTATGCCACCCACGAATACGTAGGTATTATACAAAATCGCGACGACATAATCACCACCATTTACGACTTTGGTAGCATACAAAGCGTGGAAGAAAAACGTCGATTCCTAGAGTTGGCCAATATCTGGTGGTGGGAGTCAAATCGTAGCATACCCATCAACATATTCCTTAAAAGCGAGTGGGATCCTTTCCGCGGGTACCTGCGTACCTTTGTAAACAAGGACTTGGAAATCATGCACGGACCTGCTTGCAGTCTCAGCGAAATGGCACGTAAAAAATCAAAACGCAAAAGCATCACCCTGGTACGAAGACTCGATTAGCATGAACATAGGTTTATATCTGTGTACTGGTATAGGTGGAGCTAGACACGGTTTTTTGGCAGGATGGTTGGGCACCTTGCCAAATTTTATCGACAATCAATGGCGGATTGATTTGGAAACCGGGCATAGCGACGGCTACATGAACATAGCTAAAGATATTGAGTGCGGCATGTCATTCAGTCAATTTCTCAACAATAGATCATTTGTACTGTCTGATACCGCTGATCTATTGCTAGCAGGACAACTACACGGACATGCTTTGATTCCTTACCAGGACAGTATAGATTACCGTTATGTAAAAATTTTAAATGTGGATGTGACCCGTGCAGACCCGTCTCAGATACAGTGGGATTTTTTAGTCAAGACCTATCTGCGCAAGGACCGTGCCAAGCACAATTATGAGAAAAATGCTGTACAATGGAACATTGATAAATCAATCAATCAGTCGGTGATCACTGACCTGGATCGAGTCGATAAATTCAAACAACTGGCAACTAAAATGGCTCAATCCAACCCATACGATCCAATGCTTGATTCGCCATTGAAATTTATCAATTTAGATTATGAACAACTGTTTCAGATTGGCGGCAGCCAATACCTTTGTGAACAGTTAAACATCACGGTCGGCACAAAATATCATCATTACTGGAATCAGCAGTTACCATGGGCTCAGTCACCAGATATATTGCATGTCTGGAATACAGTCTGGAACAAATCAGATTTTTTTTAACTGAGTAGATTCATGTGCAAGGCTACCAGGGCCGCATAGCCAATGGCATGTGCATGTTTGAACACAAACCCTTTGGAATCATCTCCATCCCACACTGACTCAAAAACTTCTGCCCATGGGCGGTTTTGTAGGTGTGCCTTGCCTGGTCTAATAATGCTAATAAACGCTGCCATCCTAGGAATACTATCCGGCTTCATACTAGCAAGTAAATCTGCATAGTTGCCCACGTGAACTAGTTGTTTAGCCCACTCTGGGTCGGTCCACAAGCGAGTCCAGTTGGGCTCTTGTGCTAGTAATTCCTTATAGTGGTCGGGGCTTTTAACCAGTTGATATACCGACATGTTTAACAAGTCGATCTTAAAGTAACCCAGTTGTTCAGCAGTTTCATAGTCTATGGCCGCACATTCATTGACAGGGTCGTACGGAATGTCTGTAACATATACACCACTGTTGTGCCTGCGCACTTGTCCTTGAGTCAGCTGACGTGCTGGTATCGCATTGATCAATTTTAACAATTGATCTCTATCGGCTAGGTCAATATCAATATCTGCGCTCATAATCCTATACTCATTAGTACTTCTTGGCTACTAGTAAACCAATCTGGACGATATACTGGAAAATTTATATTATAACACAATTCGAGCTGTGCTTCAAGATAACTTTCCATCATTAAGTCCAGTTTTGGAAAGGTAAACTGTTCTTTATTATGAATCCGTTGCAGAATTTCGTCGCAGATTCTTTTATTATTGTAATACGGTTGCTGTTTTAAGAATTCTTTGTGCAATTCAGTCGGATCAGTGTACTCTAGTCCAGCCCATTCGCCAATTGCCTGTAATTGTTTACAAAAACGATCAGTATCGTAAAAACACGCAAAAGGAAAGTGATAAACATCATTGCTATCATCGTATTGCATTCTACGCTGTTCAGTAATAAAGCCAGCCTGTTCCGGATGCTTGAATCCTAATTTAAAAAATTCTCTAAGAACCCATCTTGGACAGTCTGGATTAATTTCAGACAGTTCAACCAAATGTAGGTTGTGTTGAGTCAAACATTCATCTTGAATCCACTTGGGTAAATTTTTAAAATCTTCGAGTGTGGAAACTAGAGGCCAAGATTCATCTTTTACTGCGTTGTAACTTTCTTGTACTTGATTACGTGAAAATTTATTAATAATATTATCCAGCACCCAACGATAATCGTCGTTATTGAGTTTAGTGTAGGTGTTGATTTCTAATTCATCATTGTTGAGTTGACGATCACCAGCGCGAAGAAGACTAATGCTAGACAAGGGTAACAAATCTTCGTAGGAAATTTTTACAGATATAATTTGGCTATTTGTAAATTTAGTATCGTGTAAAAAATAATGATTGCTTTCAAATAACACATTGCCATCATATGTTTTTTCGTGCGACGCACCCAAGTGATTGAATGGCAATTCTGTTGACTTAACTCCGGCTAACGCAGTATTACAGGCAAATTCTAAAAAGTTACCGTGTGATCCACCTTGAAAATCAATGTAAATCATTACCAACCTGCCTTTTGTAATATATCTTTTACGTACTCTTGATCTGCTGTATAGTCTCGAAACTTTTTCATCCAAAAGTCTGAATCGATGTAAGGCCATATCATAGCAATCTGTGTAGTATCTAGCTCACTCAAAAACTTTTGCCCAGACTCACAATTATAAATTACCCAGGGACTGATACGACCGGATGCAACAGCATAGGCCATGGCATTACTGTTGCCATAGCGTAGGCAATCGTGCGGTGGGTTACCTGTTTGTTCCGACCAATCAATGCCAAATTCAATAGCACGAGCCAAGGCGTCATTGACATTTTCTACCCGCAGATAGTCTGTTAGGTATTCTGTGTAGACTGTATCCTTGGCCCAGTGATCTAACTTCTTGTTTTGTTTTAGCACCCATTCGACAAATCTGGCTGGGTTAATGGCGCGGATGTCTACACAGTAACGACCGAATTTTACAAAGGCCCGGTAGTAAGGGCTGTCAGCAAAGTCATCAAATGTTTTTAGCTTGGCACTGCCCTGTGTAAGCTCATAAAACTTGAGGTAGGCATTAAAGCCTAAACGCACACCAGGGTCGTCTCGTTCCTGTCGACGACGCCGCGGTTCGCATGAATGCACCGCAAGACTGGACTCTTTCATAAAGTCTTTCTTACAATACTGACAGGTATACTTCATTCTTCTATTTTGATAAAATGTCGTTTAAGGTCATGTTTGACTACATAGGCTTCGTAGTCGGCTCGCCAAAACGGGTGGATAAACATGGGCAATAGCAGAGCCGCTTCGTGGGCAGTGATGTCCAAGGCCGGGTCATAGCGCCATTGACCATCTGAAAAACCAAATCTGAGTTCTGATATTTGTGGAAGCTTCGCAGGTTCCTTGGGCGTGGTTTTGAATAAATCAAATGGCCATGTCATTTCTTTGTCTCCTGTCCAGTTTGCTTAAGATAAGCATCAATGTCTTTTTTGGTATTGAGTTGGGCCATCAGGGCAATTTCATCGTCTTTGAGTTGCGGATACAGTTCGGCCAACTGCTTGCGTATACCCGAAGCTCCGGCTTCTTTTTTCTTGGGTGCAATCCAGGCATGTCGCTGTTCGCCCAGACCGGGACTAACTGCGGTAGCACATAACCATTGTAGTTTAGGATGACGGTTGATGTCAAAGAACCTTTTGTTCAAATAGTGATTGCAACTGCGTACATAATAGTTTTGCAATTCAGGATCACCTTGCACTGCGCTGCCCCAGCGTATCATAAGAAAGTTTGAGAACTTTTTCTTTTCCTCGTCGGTCAAGCTGTCGTAAAATTTGCGATTCTTACGATCAAACTGTGCCATTTCGTTGCCAATACTGAGCTTGTCCACTACCAGGCCTTGTTGTAATCTACTACTTCGCAGTTGCGACTGATATCCTTGACAAAATACACGCAGTCGGGCTTATTGCCTTCGCCCAAGGGCACGCACAACATCTGCCCATTTTTCAACTTAGGCGCATACCAACTTACTTCTTGATATACATCAATAATTTCTATATCTAAAAAGCTGGGCCTAAAGCTCGAAAGTGGGTTGAATTGAAATGCCTTGAACCCTCGGTCGTTGATACTGGTCAACGGTAACACTTCTAGATCGCCTAGATCAGATTCGCCAATTAAGACTTGCCAATCCACCGGCATGCGTATCTTGTTATTGCCTATGCGTAACACCAGGGCCGGTGCTGTAAAACTTTCCAGGAATATTAAGGGAATGTAGTGATAGTCAGGATCTTTGGGATCACTG